ACCAAATACAGATCACGTGTGTTAAAATGGGCTACTCCAATTCTTTAACGTTTATTGAGAAATGGGTGTGTTGTGGTGTTGTGGACGATGAGAACGTCGTGCAAGACATCAGGTTGGTGCGTAAGCAGCCCGATTGCTTGGCTGAGTCGTGTGTCTCGTACACGCACGACCCGGTTGAGCATCATGTCACCGTTAACCCGGTGAGGGTTGTGATGACCGACAACGACACCCCGCAAGAAACTGAGGACGCAACAGTTGGGGAAGAGGCGGAACGACCGAACCGCCCCAGTGGCTGCCAGTATACTGGGCCATTGCAGGAAATCAGGGCTGCAGCGAGGGAGATCCTGCGCAGTCGTGATTGTGGAGAGCTGGGAAGACTCAGCGGTTCGAACATTTTATCGAACTCTATCGCAAAATGCCACTGGGTGGTTGATGCGGTATCGACGGTAGTCCAGCCAACTATCGACGGCGACAAGTTGTGTGTCGCCATTGCCCGCAAGGGCTATAGCTGTCCACTCGGGGATTTGCTGAAAAAGATCGTCGTGCTCGCGGAGTACGGCGCCCGTGATAAGACCCGCCGGAGGGCTGAAGCATTCAAGATTGTAGTGTTTTATATCTCGACTATTCCAGAAAGTCCAGATTGTCCGGGGGATCCGAGTATCCCCGCTGCTCAACAGAGTGAAGAGGTTGTTATTCCGGATAGACAACCTTCAAGTGTGTATCGTATATGCCAGGATGTGGTTGAGGTTAAGCGTCATCGCCGTTTGCCTCACACGCGCAGTGGAGACTATGTCGCCGCTGTCGTTAGTGAAATCAAAACCCGTCTCGGCTGTCCCCCGGCCAATGCAGCTAATTTATTAGCGGTCCGGCGGATGGCGAACAATATATGCTCCAACCACGGACTCCGGCCCACGCATGCGCGTGAGGCCGTTGAGTTGATTGTGGCAGGAGTATTTGTTCCCGATGCACCAGATTTGCGAGCCGCCAAGATCCTCCAGAGCCTGAGTATGGCCAGTTTGAGGGAGGAATTGGAGGCTGCCAAGCCCATCTCAGTATGGTCCTCGTTGCTACACCCCTTTAAGGGTCGTGGAGCGAAGAGGGTTCGAGACGAAGGACCCAGCAGGAACCCCTATGGGGGCGCTGCGGGGCCCGACGAATCGGCCTGAGGTGGCCTTGGCGTTGTTGACGGAGTGAGTCACTCAAGCCCATTGAGTGACCCGAGGTTGCACGTCAACAAACACGCTAAGGCAACCGTCAAACCCCGCAAGTTGTTCTCCATCTCGGAGTTGTCAGGCAACATGGATCTCGGGGTAAATAATGCTGACATTGACACATTGGAGTGCGCGTTGTTAACGCGTATGTATTATTGCAAAGTCGGAGAGGACTATGTAACTCCACCACCAGTAGACAAGGATCAGTTTACTGCGCGACTAGAAGAGTTTAAGCGCATTCTATTAGGGAATGTTCGTAATCCCACCAAGTTTTCCTACCAGCAAGTTCTGGAGACGTACTCAGGTCGGAGACGGACAATCTACGAAAACGCATATAAGCATCTAGTCCAGATCGGTTTGAGCCGAAGAGACGCCCGCTCGATTGCCTTCGTGAAGATGGAACTGGTTAATCCAGAGAAAGCTCCGCGATGCATTCAGCCACGTGGCCCAGCATACAACTTAGAGTTGGCACGGTATATCAAGGCCGTGGAACATAAGTTATACGACGCTATACGTCGGACCTTTGGGGATGGCCCAACGGTTATGAAGGGGTTTAATGTTGATGAGATAGGATCCATCACTCGTGGGAAGTGGAGAAGTTTTAGGCAGGCAGTGGCGGTTGGGTTAGACGCCACTAAGTTTGATATGCACGTTTCACCTGAGGCGCTTGCATGGGAGCACTCCATATATGAGGCTCTGTTTCCTGGGGATAGAAGGCTGCAACGACTTTTGTCGTGGCAGATGCACAACCAGGGCGCAGGGTATTGTGGTGATGGCTCCCTCAAGTACAAGGTGGAGGGAAAGAGGTTCTCCGGTGATATGAACACCGGGTTAGGTAACTGTCTACTCATGTGCGCTATGGTGTATGCCTATGCCAAAGAAAAGGGCATACATATCAAACTGTTGAACAATGGAGACGACTGCGTGGTTATCATGGAGAAGGATGACTTGAGCAGGTTCAACTCAGGGTTAGACGAGTGGTTTCTCAAGATGGGTTTCCGCATGGTGGCAGAGGAGCCGGTGTACGAGTTGCACCAGATCGAGTTCTGTCAGATGCATCCTATAGAGATTGGCGAGAGTTGCCGCATGGTGCGGAACATCGCTGCCACTCTTCGCAAGGACACAATGACCGTCCACCCCATGACTAACGCGGTCCACCGTGAGAAGTGGTGTACCGCTGTTGGCACGGGTGGGTTATGGCTCACTGGTGGTGTCCCAGTCTTGCAAGACTTCTATCAGGCGTATCAGCGTATTGGCTGTATGCGCGCTAGTAATATGTTGGATGATCCGACGTTTGCTACTGGTATGAGGTTGATGTCCAAAGGAATGCAAGAACACTACCGCGAGCCTGACGCATGGACGAGAGTGCAAGTGTTTGAGGCGTGGGGCCTGTCACCTGATGAGCAGGTGGCAATAGAGGACTACCTGCGCCACTATACACTTGATCCTACCCGTGTGAGAGATGAAATCGTCAATGATAATATATTGTTCAACGCGGTCATGCCGTAAAGGCAGGGGTATTCCCCTACAACCGATAGTGATTATACCGAAAAATAAAAAGTACAAGATATGGCGAAGAGCGCCAAGAAAATGAGTAAGCCCCGTAAAGCAATTAAGCTTCGGGCGAAAAAGAGCGAGACAAAAGAGATTACCCGATTGGGGGGAGCTCTGCGCATGTTAGGCGGGCTTGGAGGCAGGTTTATTGGATCTGCCCTTGGGCACGGTGAAGCAGGCGCTGGGGTGGGCACTGGTTTAGGTGCCACTCTCTCGAGGTGGTTGGGCAGTGGTGATTACGATGTTGCTAGTAACAGCATTGTGTCACGTCTTGATGCAAGCGGGCAAGTCCCGAGCATGCATAAGAACAGTCAGACGGTGACCGTCAGGCACAAGGAGTTCCTGACGGAGGTTACGGGCAGCACAGTCTTCGAGCTGCAGCGTAGTTTTTCCATTAACCCTGGTCTGGGTGCTACTTTTCCGTGGCTTGCCGCGGTAGCAGCGCAGTACAGTGAGTACAAGATCAAGGGCATGGTTTACCATTATGTCCCAACAAGTGGAAACGCGGTATCGTCAACCAATGCAGCATTGGGGTCTGTCATGTTGCAGACCACGTACCGTGCAAACGAAACGCCACCCACGAGTAAAGTGGAGATGCTCAATGAGTATTGGTCCAGCGAGTCCAAACCATCTGAGGCATTCTGCCACCCCATTGAGTGTGACCCCAAAGAGAATCCATTCAACATCCAGTATATTAGAACGGGCACGTTGGCTACTACCGATAATGTCCTATTATATGATCTGGGTACCACCCATCTAGCGGTGTCAGGGCAACAGGCCAACGACATCGTACTAGGTGATTTGTGGGTCACGTACGAGATTGAGCTGCGCAAGCCGCGCCTCTCGAACCTGACCGGAGACAACATTTCAACGTCGTTAGCGGTGGCCACCACCAACGTTAACAGTACTACCCCACTGGGCACTAATGTGGCCTTGTCGGGGACATCCATTAGTGGTTCATCAGTCAGTTCGACTGCATTCACTATTGGGCCCGGTAACACCGGGGTGTACATGATGACGTTGTACTACCAGGCTGCTACTGCGGTGACTTTTACCAGCATGGCCATCACTGGCAATGGCTCGGCAGGTTACCGTATCCTGGGGTCGACAAATCCGCGGTCAACGCAAACAACCACCGGCGTGGGAGCCGCTGTGTTCTACTCGTTTACCATCACGGATGCATCGGCCACGACAGTGTTAACTCCTTCATTCTCAGTCCTTACGGGGGCAACAGGCGTATATTGTTACGTCACTCAAGTCAACCCGGGTGCTGTCTTTTAGTACCCGATGGTTTAGCTCTATTAAAACGAAAATAAAAATAATAAAAATATATAAGTTCTCTGTAAAAATTTTCATTCCTCCATTAATTGTTATTACCTTACATTTCCACGTTGGCCACGTTGGTATGCAAGACGCAGAAAAATCCAAAGAGGAATTCTATCGCCGCTAGTGTCACGCGGGGGTGGCCCCTAACAAGATAGTGATTGATCAGAAGTGGTCGTCACACCTGGGGCCCAACTAGACTCCGGCCTCG